GACAGTGCTCCGCCCGTAGTTCGTAAGTACGTAGACAGGCTTCTCAATGTTAAGAGGTCATTGTTTGAGTTAGGCAAGAGACAGACCGAGATCCCTGTAAACAGGAACGCCAGAGTGGCAGAGGTTGGTGGTGTCAACACCTTCCTGTCAGAGGATTTCTTTAGGGCATCCGTATCGTCCTATCTTCCTCTTGTTAAAGCTATGAGGAAATGGGAGACTGGTAGCCCTGATGGCAGAGGTCTTCAAGCATGGTTTGATCTTGCCGACCAGGTTGAGAAACAAAAGAGCACTGGCATGGCAGGTATGGTGTCCTCCAAGAACAGGCTTGGAGATGTAGCGGCACAGAAGAAGGCTGGGTATGCAGTCGATGAGCACTTTGTTGATGGTCTTGAGCTCGCTCTTCCCAAGCTGATCGATACACTTAATAGGTATAAGTTCTATGACGACGTAGCTAAGACAGCTGGCCTCACATCTGAAACAGCCAAGCCTGGCTGGGTTAAGATGGAGGGCAAGGTTCAGCAGGTGAGAGAACTTGAGCTTGGTGGAAACGTAGAAAGGTATGGAGCTCTTGAGGGATTGTTCGTTCCAGAGGACGTAGCTGCCGTCATCAGGTCTGGTGAGAAACACATCAGAGATGTTGAGACTGCTTGGACAAAGTTCGTAGGCCAGCATAAAAGATTCATTAGTGTCATGAAGCACAACAAGCTGATGGCAAACTTTAGTACTCAGGTCCACAATGTTTTAGGCATTGTTCAGTTAATGGTTGGCGAGAACGTGAGCGTTCATCGGTTAGGAACAGAAGTTAAAAACTTCAAGAAGGGCTTTAATGACCCCTTCTATGAAGCACTGGCTAAGACAGGCTATCTGCCCAAGGCTGCAAGAGGGGTAGGGGATGTCTCTGATACCCTTGAGGCGATCACCAAGGCTAAGGGTCCAGGTGATTTCTTTAAAGTCATGATGGATGATTACAAGATGCAGCTTCCCCATAAAGGGAAGATGCAATCACTTATGTCTACGGCTGCGAGAGGTTCTCCAGAGCTGGCCATGCAGGCGTTTGAGCATGTGAGCTATCAGTGGTTCGGCTTAGGCGGTAGAATGGCAAAGCTATTCACTGCTACAGATAGACTAGGTAGGTATGTTCTATTCAAGTCTGAGATAGAAAAGCTGGCAAAGGGTGCAAAGATCTCCACTAAGGAAGCACTAAAGAATCCACAGATGGTTAATGCTGCTGCCAGATTCTCTTCTGACATAATGCTAGACTATTCAGATTTGCCTACAGCAATCAATGCTATGAGAACTACTGGCATTGAGCCGTTCATCGCTTATCCATGGAGGGCTGCTGAGTATTTTATTAAGTACCCATTCAGGAAAGGTAAGACCTACAAAGCTCTTCAAGGTTTTCGTGCAGGAATAGAGGGCTCCGATACACCGGAGCAAAGGATTAGAAGAAGGTCTGCATTTCCAAATGATATCATGTATCCAATGGGAGAGGCTGCAAGAGCTGATATGTCTATGGTGGCTGGTGCCCTTGGGCTCCCAGAGTACAAGGAGCTCAACGTAAGCCCTCGTTACTGGACTCCCGTGCCATCGCTACCCGATGAGCCACTGGGCCTTAATCGTCCACTGTGGGACGCTGCTGGCCTCACTGGTGAGAGTGGTCTTTCCCCGTTAGATGATAGGAGTGCTCTGTCAAAGCTGACTGGCGCTCCGATTCCAGACCCAATGGCTGCTGGCCCAGCACTGGCTGCTGTTCAGGGTAAGTTCTGGGAGGATAAGGATAGTGCGCTAAAGCAGCTTCTTCCGCCATACGTAGCAAAGGTTGATAGAGATACTTTCTACGGCAAGGAGATATCTAAGAGAGATCTGGCCTCTCAGGCATTTCTTGGTATAAGAACGATACCACAGGAGCACAGAAGACATGCGTTCGACACAGGAGAAAAGGTCATAAAGAAACTTAAGGGTACGTCTAGATACAAAGAGTCGTCCACTAGAGAGAAGATGGAAGAAGAGGCTGGGGCTCTTCGTCGAGCTACGAGAACAACTTTATTTTAGGAATGAATGATGGAAGAGACATTTCACTTTATAGATAGGTACGGATTCACCTTAGTTGCGGCAGTGGCTATGGCGATAGCTCTGTATCGAATCGTTATGTTTGCGTTAGTTGGTAAGGCTGCTCAGTTCACAGAGTCTCATAGAGAGCTTCATGAAATGCAGATCAAGGTGCTGGAAAGACTAACAGAAATAGAAAAAGACTTTGCTACCATGGAGGGTAAGCTGGATATTATTAGTGAGTACGTTAAAAAAAAGATGATGGAGTAACTTATGACAAAAAAATCGATGAAGCCAGGTGGCGGAGGGAAGTTCAAGAAACTTACAGGAGAGCTAAAGAGCAAAGGAGTGAAAGATCCAGAGGCTTTGGCCGCGAGTATAGGTCGAAAGAAGTACGGCAAGAAAAAGATGAAGAAGTTTTCACAGGCTGCAAAGAATAGGGCAGCAGAAAAGGTGAGTGAATAATTATGACACTAGAATTACTTGGAATGGTGGGCAACATCGGGTTGCCCATAGTTATAACGATGGCGTTGCCGTGGTTGATTAGGCTTTTAAGAGCAAAGCTAAATAATGAGCAGGAGCTCACGCTTTCTCGTATAGCTGAGGGTGCATATTTTGCTATAGAGAAAATGGCACGGAAGTCTGACAACAAGATCGATGATAAGGTGGCTGAAGCATTAAAGATTGTCGCCGAGGAGCTAGGCCGAGAGCCCAAGCCCAAGGAGAAGAACATTATTCTTAGAGCTATTGGTATTTTTCATGAGAAAAAAAGAGCATCAATTTGGGCTGGTAAATGAATGTAAAAAAAGTAAGCAATGACATAAGCAAACTCCATCCAGAGTTTGCGCCTGTGTGGACTACCATTCAGGACAGTATAGCCATGTACAATCTTCCCCTTATTGTATTTGAGGCGTACAGATCTCCAGAAAGGCAGACATATCTGTACGAAGAAGGCAGGTCTAAGCTTAAAGGTAAGCAGGGAGCTCATACTTACGGCATGGCTGTGGATGTTGTCCTTGACACCGATGGCTTTACCGATCTTGCTGGCTTTTCTCCGTGGGAGACAGGGGTAAAAGGAGGCCAAGTTGTTTTTCCTGACGTTCTAGCCGTATGGCTTTACTTCGGGCGCGTTCTTTCGATGGAACATCCGAATGTGACGTGGGGAGGGAACTGGAGAAAGGGTCGAAAGAAGCCATTGGGATGGGACCCCTACCACGTGGAGCTTGATAACTGGACTCTCCATGCTCTTGGGAAAAAAAGTTAGCTCCGACTATTTCTCCGTTAAAGTACCCCTTAACCCATGCAGCGAACCGCCTCGTGTGGGCAGGGGCATTAACTGAATCAAGTATAATTGATTCGTGCTCTTGAAGAGTTACTTTCAGACTACTTCACCTTTCATTGGGAATAGTTGTCTTTCTTTTTCTACTTCGATCTCCTGTGTGCACTCATGAAGAAGCTCCTCGGCAGCTACGTCTGCGTATCCGCTAATGATAGAGGCATAGAAGCACACGCCGTCTACGATCTCTTCCTCTGCGTCGTGACATCCAAGCTTTTCTGCTAGTCGGACCAGCACATTCGTTTGTACCTCAAGAGCTATGGCTGTTTTAAGTACCTCGTCTATTTGTTCCTCTGTGTCCTCGATGCTTGAGATTCTTTTAGATATTTCAGGGCTAATCAATTTTCTGACTCGACCCCATCGGCTTACTGTTGATTCTTTCTTTCTCATTACTGTCTTCTCCTAGCAGTTCGCTGTACTTTTCCATTGCTTCTCTGAGTCCTCCTTTGACGTTGCCGTCCTCGTCGCACTCAGCGTCTTCTTCTATCCATCTCTTCCATGATTCCATTAGTGCTTGATGAAAGGCTCCGCCCTTCTCAATGATCTCTTCTTGCATGAATGGATTCTCTTCTAGTATCATATGGAAGCTGCTTTGCCCACCGTGCAGCACAAAGAACTCCCATTCAGGCAGCCCGAAGATCATCATATAGACCTGTGCCTGTACTTGGTAGTAAAGAGGTATGCCTTCCTTCCATGCTTTCTTTGAAAAGAAACCAATGCACTTGATCTCTAGTCCTCCGACTATATCTCCCATGTCGCCATCGATTATGAGTCTGTCGGGAGATCCTGTTAGCCATTGATGCTCAGGGTGCACTGCTTGAGCTCCGCTATCCCAGTCAAGTACGGGGTCGAAGAGGCTAAGGTGTCTCGGACAATACTGTTCAGAGTAAACATCTGCAACTACGCTCTCAAGTCTTGTTCCCCAGAACATGGCGTCGTTAACTTCGAACTCGTCGAGTGTTATCTTCTGCTTCATTACCATTTCAGGAGATGACCACTTTGAGTAGCCAAGGATGCCAGCCATGTCTGACCCTCCTATGATCTTATGTCTTGGAATGGTTGCCCACTTGTGATCATTGATCTTCATTATTAACTCCTCTGTGTTTCTTGATGAAGGCAGCACCTTCATCAAATGATTTAACTCTGATCGCTACAGCACCGTAAGGATTAGATCGTGCAGCCAATGGGTGTGCCATGTAGACCGTAGCCCAGTATCCCTTTACCATGTTAACCCCACCTCCACGGTAGGGTTCAACATAGCCAAGTATATCTCCTGTTTGCGTATGCACCAATGTCTTGCCTCTACGCTTCACCCCTTCTGATTCTGATTTAATCCAATGAGTACTCGTTGGCCCAGGTCCGGCAAGGTTAACCGAAGATTCCTGAGACTTCCCAGTCTGCATGTATTGCTCGTCCTGTGTCTGATCCATCTTTAACTCTCAATCTTAAACCGAATGGTTCTGATTGTGGTCCAGCCTTAACTTGGCAGGCCACGTTGTTGCTCCACTCATTACGAGTATCGTTTTCTATCTTTCTCATACCTATGATTCCATCGACTGCACCATACAGTGACGACGTGCCGCGCATTGCATTGCCTGGTGACTCCTCCTCATTCTTCTTCATCTTCTTGAAGTGATGATTAACTAGTAGTGTGTACCCAGTCCGATCTCTTATATGAAGGCAGGCTTCAAGGACTGCCTTCATCTTGGTTGAGTCGTTCTCGTCTTCTCGGTGTGCATTTCGTAGAGGGTCTATTAGTATTAGGCCCTCTCTTTGTGGGCTGGTCTGGTGCCATCGAACTGCCTCTATTATTTCCTCTGCCTGTTCCGTTAAGCATAGGGGTTTTCTACATCTTAGCCATAGTGGTAGGTCTTTCAGATCGTCGGGAGCTATTCCCTTGTCCGTTGCTAGGGCTGCAAGCCTGGCCTTTACGTTGTTTGCATTGTCCTCCAGCAAGAACATGAAGACAGGCTTTTGTTTTCTAAACGTAGTGAACTCAAAGTTGTTGAAGCAGTCAGTACCTGATGCAACACTTAAACAAATCTCTAAGGCTGCCCATGTCTTAGATGTCTTGGGCTCACCGCCTAGCACTACGAATGTCCCCTGCTCTATTAGGTTTCTTACGCTCCACTCTAGTTTCTCTGGTGGCCTAGAGAAGAATTCTCTGGCTGATTCCATTTCATCTTTCATGTTTCATCCTTAAGTTTTTGAATTATTTTTGTGAGTCTTTGGTCCACTGACTGTCTGCTTACTCCCCATTCTTTACCGACTTCGGTGGTATTTTGGCCAGCAAGAAATCTCTTAAGAAGCTCAGCGTTTTTCTTGTCGAGCCGTGTGGCCATCTGTTTAAATAGAACCTTAACATCTGCCGATGTCCCAGGAACATATGTATCTACCAGTGGCAGATGAATGTATTTAAATCTTTTAACCTCGTCACGTATTGAAGACCTGATCCAAAACCAAGCCCACGTTTCAAACGCAGACTTGGTTTCATCATAGGTTTCGATAGCTCTTAGTAGTCCAATCATTCCAACCTGTAGCAAATCTTCCTTGTCTCCAGGATAGAATCTAGGAACCTTGAACATTCTAAGGTATCTCTTGACTAGGTTAGAATGGCGCACCGCTATCGTAACCTTCTTCCTCACCGAAAGAGAACTTCTCCTCTTTCTTGTTTTCCTTGGTACCAGTACCACTACCCATGAACACTACGTTATAGGCTACGCATTTGGTTGAGTATCTTTTGATACCATCCTTCTCGTAGGACTCTTGCTGGTACCGTCCTTCGACCAGTACTTCGCTACCCTTCTTAAGGAACTTGTTTACGTTGGTTGCTGTCTTTCCAAAGACAACAACCTTGATCCACTCCACCCCTTGATCCCCATCTTTCATGCGGCCAGGCGCAGCAACAGACATCTGTGCTACTGGTGTTGATCCCTCTTTCTGGTGAAGCTCTGGGTCTGCACCCAAGCGTCCACAGATAATCATCTTATTTAATCCTCGTACTGACATTGCTTACTCCTCTAAGCTAGAGAACTTATCTTCCCTAGCTTTCTGTATGCGACGCTGTGAAGCGACTGGAAGATCATTGAGCTCATCCCTATGACCCTTGATAATCTCTCTCACATTGTCGGCCGTTGTTGCTTCTTTGATGAGACTCATGACTCTGCTCATGTGGTCAACATCCTTCTTCTTCGATGGCTTAGACTTGAAGTCGTCTGCCTCTTCTGTAGAGTAGATGCCGTGCTCTCTTAGCCTAGCTAAGTGGATCACTGCTTTATCCTCTGCTCTCTTGATTGCCATGGCGACGGGGTATCCATTCTTATTATTGTATGGACATGCCTCGCCTATTTCGAATCTGGTGTTACCATCCTTGTCTTGTGCGAAGACTTGGATGACGACCATCTTCTTTTCCATATCCATGTGCAGAGTTTTAGGTTCTCCGAACACTATGCCTAGTTGGTGTTGGATTGATTGTACTGCTGTGTGTAGCATTACCCATGTACCGTGGCAGTCCCACAGTGCTTCTCTCGGATTGAGTCCGAACTTCTCTAGTATCTTTTTTACTTCTGGTTTGATTGTTGCCATTGCTTTTCCCCTATAGAAAAAGACAGACATGATCTAAGGATACGTCCTCTCGACCAGGGTGTTAAATGACCAACGTGATAAGCCCACGTTAAGTGTTGGTCCCAGTCTCCCATGTCTGTCTTAAGTTTTATTGTTACAGCATTACCTTGGCGGCAATGTCTTCGGAGTCTACGATACCGTACCGTGGACTGTCTGGATCTAAGCCATCGATACCTGCCTTAAGCACGATGACATGCGTTCCTTTCTCTAACTCTTCAGCGCCCTTGCTTACTGCTTTAACTTCCCACACCTTGCACATCCTCATCTCGTCGAGATGGTCAGTGCTTATTACCTGGCTAAAGTCAGAAGGGATAACTCCCTTCAGCAATACTCTGGCGTTCTTAATGCAAACAGGTTCCACCTTAGTGAAGTCGAATCCGTTCTTGTATACATCTCTCATGTTTTATTCTCCTCTTTCTCTCCGGTTAATATGTACTGGTATGAAGCCTCGGCCTCAGTACATGCGTCTTGAAGTATGTTCTTGTCATCCTTCAAACTCTTGAGCCAGTTGTCTATGTAGCTTGCGCTCTGTTCGAGATGGCTCATGCTCATCCCGACGTGTCCACATAGGTAGGCTGCCGTCATCTCTGCTATGAGTTCCTCCTTCGAGTACTTGTGGCTCTTGTGTTCTATGCTGGTGATGCCTTCCCTGTTCAGTCTCTTCTCATGTCCTGTTGAGTGTCCCATCTCATGGAAGAGAGTAGGCACGTAGAGCTCAGGATCAACTAGGTTGCCAGGTGTTGGGCAGTTAATCACATCTCTCTTGGGACTGTAGCATGCGTACCCATTGCTATGCGTAAGCTCTATCTTTTCTCTTACGATGTAGTCGGCTATGATTTTGTGTGCATCATCCGATGTTTCTTGTGACTCAGTAGGTATCCACTCGGTGAAGTAGTCATCATCGAAGTCACACTGATCCATGTTAAACAAGGAGAAGTGTTTGAATACACGGTAGTGTTGTTCGTTGCCATCACCATCCTCGTAGGTATTGAATCCATTATAGACAACAGTGGTAGACCTCTCTCCCTTTCTCAGGTTGCCCTCTCTTTTCTTTATGGCGTTAAAGGTTAACCAGTATGGTGACTCGTAACCTTCCATGCGTGTGACCATGTTGAGTACCAGCCTATTGATGCCTCTGTACACATGACCATGAATAGACATGGCTCTCTTGTATGGCATAAGCCAAGGTACTACGCCAGACTCCAGTGAAGCTATCACCTTAGAGTTAACCTCTTGGATTATATCATCTTTTTTCTTAGTGCTCATAGTTGTTTACCTTTCTAGAATCTAGCAGCTTGCGTTTTTATATGCAAGCTCCTTATAATATAAATGTCTGTCTGTCCCAAAGACAGACGGACATTTAGTTTAGTGTTAGTCTGCTCTTCTCCCCTGATCAGTTGTTGACACTACTCTTCTTCTACCTCCGTGTTCCGTTTACCTGGCACGGGGGTATTTTTACTAATGGTCGTCATCCAAGTCTTCGCACAAGACTTGGTGTTGGAGCGTATCTATGTATCTCAGCATGGACTGACGAACATGATGGTCTTCGAGAAGCACTAGGAAGTGATCTAGTCTAACGGTTGCGTAGTCGCTACCGTTATCCTTGCGGTGTATGACTAAGATCTCCTTATGCTTATGCTCTTCGTTGCATCCAGTTAGATCTTTGTTGGCTTGCTTTATCTTTGCGCCTACTCTCGGTGCCTTACCATGTGTGCACTCAACCCAGTAATCATCTATGATTATATCTGGTTGGTATGCACCCATCTTCTGGTTGCCCCTTGCTGCGCTAGGATATAGATGACTAAGCTTCTTAGAGATGAGGCGCTCATAGCGAGCACCCTTATCTCTTTGCATCTTACTCATGATAGCTCTTCTGTTCTACGTATGATGCCTGTTATCATCTGCCTTGCCTGACTGAGTACCTGCTTTATTTCTCGGTACTCTATGGCATGATCGACTGATGACTTAGGTGTGAGAGATAGTCTATCTAATGACCTGAGTATCTCGTCGCTGTGTTCTTCTACGAAGTCATCGATATCTATTTCGATATCGAACTCGTGGTCTAGGCTTATGTTATGAGTGATCCACATTATAGTTCTCCATTGTTATATGCCATTGGCTGGTCTTCGTATGGGAAGCTGCTAGTTAAACGCATCTTCTCTTTAATGTTATTGTCTCCATCTACTCTTGCGAAAGTTATCTCTTCTCCCTCTCTGAAGAATAGATGTAGGGACATCGTTCCTCCTCCGTGCTCTATGTATAGAACGTGAGAGTTAGAATCTTTAGACTTCTTAAACATGATTCTCTTTACCCAGAACAGATCGACTGATGGTGAGCAGGGTATGAGCTCACCGTCTTTCTCGTATATTAGATTACTCATCTCTTCCTCCTTGTTAGATAGGTAGCACGGGTGTGACTTGGTTCCTCCCACCGCAGTGCTATAAGGATACGTCCTCTCGGAACAACACGTCCCGTGCTACCTAAAGTTTTATGATTTTTTGTCAGATGATTTATTCCCGTACAATTTTTTTTCTAATTTTAGAACCTCTTGTTCCCAATAGGATCTTAGTAGTGTTGGTCCTTCCTCAAGAAAGAACGCTTGCTTAGCTATGACTAGCTGGGCCAGTGTCTCTTGCCTGTCTAGCATTTCGCTTGTCGTATTGACGAGCTCTGTTCTAGATAGGTAGGTGTCCATGTTAGAAGGGGCAGTTATCGATGTCCCTGTTGAGTGGTTCATCATGTCTGTCTCCATGTTTATTCTTGTTGCTTCTCTTCTTAGGTCGTCGCTGTCGTTGCTCATCGGCTTCGCTCTCTTTCTTTATGGTTCGTTGTGTGTCCTCATCTATCTCCATGCTGTCTCCTTAATGCATCGCGATGCTTGTTGTAGTAGTCATCGGTATGCTTGTTGAACTCTTCCATGTTCTTCCATGTTGAGTTCACCAGTAATGGATCTCCTTTCTCGCACCGAATGTCTTCGATGTTCTCAATGGGTATCTCTTCCCATTGGTATGCTGGTCTTGATATGATGCCGATGGCTGAGAAGATGTTGCCGAGAATGTCAGCACCATGCATCTCTACTGCATCGTCTAGTAATCTACGCCTTGTCCATTCTACGTTGTCCATGGATTACCCCACAGCTTTCCATCTAGCATCATGTTTATTGCATAGTCCACTCGGCTCTTGGCTTGAGTTGTCTCGTCGAAGTACTGCCTTGTGGCAATGTGTTGCCTCAGTACATTGCTGGCAAGTTCGAGCTCCCGTATTACGAGATCTCTATTTTTACTTACCTCTTCTTGCATCTCAAGCATGTCCTTGTTGACTGCCTCTTCCCTTGTCAGGCCATCGGCTTCCATGCTGATGGCTACTGCTTTATATTTTCCCTGCATCTTTTTTCCTTTCGATTGAATGACGCATTGCATCATTCGTTAGTAGTGGTAACCCTGTCTTTGTTCCATGTTATGCCTCCGTGTTCGAGAGACTGTCCACGTATTGGTTTATTGGTAGCAACATCAATAGCTGCTACCTTCTCGGTTCCATCTTTGTCTTTGCCGACTAGGAGAATGGTATGGATCTTTATCTTATCATCCTCTTTCCCTACAAACATTAGCTCTGTTGCAAGGATGCCTCGCTCGTCGTCACTGAGCAGCTTAGTAAAAGCCTTTGCCCATGTAGATGTTATAGGTTTTCTTTCCTCCACCATAGTTTCTCCTCCAGTCTGATTAAGTTCTTGAACCCTTGTTGTCGGGCCCATGCTGTTGCTTTATTGTAGATGTCATTGGATGTCTTATCATCCTTGACTCCCAGGTTCAGAGCAATCTCTATGTAGAGATCGATCCTATCGTAGTATAGTTCATCCATGTTATCTCCAGTCTTGAGGCTTATGTTCTTGCCTCTTGTGCTGTGCTTGTGATGCGTTCAGGACTATCATCCCGAACACACCTGCGAGTATGCAGAGTATGCCTATCATCTCATCCTCCTAGATTGGTAGTGATGTCTTCGAGGCCAGGCTTATCTCTCTGGTTGCAGAGCTCTCCCTTTCCTCACCTTAGTAGTACACGCAAGATACAGTAGCCAAGCTTGGTTAAGGATGGTGAGCTAGGTTGGTAGCCAAGGAGGGGTGAGGCCAGCGCCGAGTGAGCGTTGCTTTGATTGGGGTTCTTCATTGGTGTTGGGGGTGGGGGGTTCGGTAACTGAAACTCTTATAAAAAAAGGCCACCCATAACGGGCGACCTTTAGTTGGAAGAGACTAGTTGCTGTTAGCCAAGCAAGTCATAGATCATGTTGGTGTTGAGATCACCTACATCATCGTAAGACTGGACACCATATGTTATGTTGCCATTGTTACTAGCGTGATACACATCTTCGGAAGGCTGTCCCTCCTGCTCGTCCTTGAATAGAAGCTCACCAAGTGGTTGATGGTTTCTATTCCTTGCAGTGTATAGCGAGTTAACCCTGATGGTACACTCGTTGTGTAGAGCTACCATGTCGTCGGTGCCTGGCTCTCCATAGCCAAGCGTGTCACTGGTGTTGAGGAAGTGGAGCTCATGTCCTACTGGGCACGGCAAGCCATGGTACCAGCGGAGTATGACGCCTTCTTCTTTTTCGTTCCATGTTTTATAGGAGCGATTAAAGAAGGATGTCTTCCTCTTGTCTTTGTTTTTGTTCTCATCGTGTCCAATGATTGCACTACGTAGTTCAGACCTTAGTGTCTTAAGTACCCGTGGACAGGTGGTCCCCTCTATGTAGTCGAGTACTCGTTGGAAAGCTTCCAGTCTGTACTCGTACTTCATTACATTTACACAAGCCTTGTCAGTTTGTATCTCTGTATGTTGATGAGCTATGTCTAGCAGTTCATGGAAGTCATCGGAACTACTAGGGTTTGTCTCAGTCTCTTGATCCATACAGTTGACACTGAAGGTGCTGTTGTATCCAGCTTCCTTGAGTGACAGTGTGTGTTCCTTCATAGATCTTAGGTGATCCATGTTGGCGTGGTAGAGATTAGAGTTTAGAGTTGGTCGAAGCCCCTCCTCTTGTGCTCGGTACTCAGCCTGTGCTTTTGGTATGCGTTTCATACCGTCAGCAATGACTACACGGTTTCCCTTTTTATCTTTGGTGTAGTGTTTGATTGGTTGCCAATATCCCCAGCAAGCTAGGAAGATTGGGTTCCTCATAGCAGTGCGTTCCGTGCGTACAAAGCGTACCCGTTTATTGACGCTCTCCTTTTCATAGGTTGTATCAGTCATCCCTTCAATCTCCTCTGTTGACCAGAAGAGTTTGTCCAAGTTGCGCAGTACATCTTGAACTCTTAGCTCTTGGGTGCTGACATGTTTAGGATCATCGTGCTTGGTGCAGTGATGACCCTCCACATAGGTGGGCTGCTTGTTAATAAGACGGGCGGGTTTATTCTGGTATGTCATTGCTGACTCCTTTTTGTTAGACGAGGCAAGCCATATGCTCACCTCGGTTGGTTTAGAAACTAGGAAGAGAAGGTAAGCCAAGCCATGTAGCTAGGGTCGCTATCTTCAGGCCCAACTTTTGGTTGCCACTTGGGTGACTCCAGTTGTTGCGGTTTGTTAGGTGAGATCTCCATCTCTGTATAGCATGGACATATGTCAGATGGATCCAAGCCTCTGTCATAGTGGCAGCAGTGAGTAGCAGATGTAGTACCATCTACTCCTCTACAGTCTTCGGGTGATGAGCCGCATGAGAAGTGCGAGACTTCTTTGTTGCAGTCGGAGCAGATGTTGATTGGTGTAGTGTTGTTGTTAGTCATGGTATGTTTCCTTTGTAAGTGAAGGGGCCAAGCTGTATGCCTGACCCCTATGTTGTTGGGTGTTTAGTATTGGATGAGCTCAAGTGCTGTTTTGAATACGAGATCAAAGGCGGGTGTGCCCTGTGAATCGTAGTGATCATAAACGAAATCACACAACTCATTGAAGTTTGGTGATCCATCTTGACAGTAGAGATCGAAGGGGAACTCAGATCCTACGTACCTCATAGCCGTGTGGTATGCAGTAGTATGGGACCTGATGTCAGGCTTGGTGCTGTTCGCCAGATCCGATGTTTTGCATTGTGACCAGCTATGTCCACCTCCGTTGGTGTGCATCAACTTAGGACGTAGCGTTCCAAGTAGATGTAGTGAGCGGTGGCAGTACGGGCAGTGGGTTAAGGTTTGATCGGCTAGTTTAGTTGAGTTCAAGTTGCTTTCGTTTAACATTATATTCTCCTGTAAGTGTGTAGTATTGTTAGGTTCATTAGTCGCAGATGCGTTAATCGATAGCCCATTCGCAGATGCACTGATCGATAGCCCATTCGCGGTACTCCTCTACTGATGGTATCTCGATTAAGTTTGGATCCTCACCTGCACACATGGCTGCGCTGGTTAATGGGGATTCAACTTCCTCGAAGATGCGGTCTTGCCAGAATGAATCGGGCAAGCTGTTGATCTGCGCTTGAGTTAGGTCTGCTAAGGTCAGTCGCTCATCCCGTAGAAGAGCGATCAACTTGGTTTCGTTAGGTAGGTTGCTGTTATTATTTGTAGTAGTCATGTTAATATCCTTGTTGTTTGTTGTTTGTAATTCACCAGATTCTTTCTTTGCCCTGGCACACTTGCACCTCCAGGCAAAGAAGGGCCCAGCGGCTCCAGAGCGAGGACACCGATCGAAC